CTGTTCCCACCTATTATAATCATTTTCTAATTCTTTAAGTTTTTCGGTCTCATCAGCTAATTTTTTAGGGTCTGCTATATATACCCATTCACCATTTTGTATTATACGAACATTTTTTTCTTTTTCTATATTGGCTATTAATTCTCTCTGTTTAGCAATTTCATCAAGACGCTTTTGACGTTCTTCTTGCTCTTTAAGTTCATCATTTTCTTTTTGTAAAACATCAATCTCAGCCTGTATAGCATCAATTTTTTCTTGAGCAGCTTTTTTAGCTTCTTCTTTAGTATTTTGCCATTGTTTGATTTGATCTCGAAGAGAATCTATTATATGATTGTGATAAGCATCAAAAACACTATTAATAATAGACATTATATCATAGTTATTGCCTTGAATATTTTTATTTAATTCAAACCATTTATTGGAATTACTTTCAATTTCTTTGGTTAATTCATCAAATTTCTTTACTAAATCATCTATTTTTTGTTTTTGTTCATCAGATAGCTTATTATATAAAACCCTGTTAATATTTAGTTTTTTAGTTTTTTCATCAAAATCTGCCACACTTCGACCTGCTACTTTATATCTTTCTATCTGTAATCCAAGACCATCTCTTTCCTGACGCAATGCATTATTTAATTCATGTAATCTATTTTTTTGTTGTTGCAACAAATCATTTATTCTATTTAAATATTGTATTCTTTGTTGGTCACTAGAAGCAATATCAGCTAAAGTTTGATACTTTTGAATTTCATTCTCTAAATCCTGAATAGCAAGTTGCAATCCACGAGTAGCTTCAATTTGAGATTGATATGGTTCTTTAGATGATTTAGATTTAGAAGATGATTTAGTGGGGGTAGTAATTTGTTTAGTCAAATCAATTTTTGAAAGTAAATTTATTTCATTAATTATCGACTCAATTCCTGATAAATCTTCCCGCATTTGCGTATAAGTCGCACTAAGAGAAGGAAATCTATCTTGCCAATTAGTTAAATATTTTACTTTTGCTTCAGCATATAATAAATTAATTCCTTTTGCTCTTAATTCATTAATATCTGCTTGTAATCCTGCTTCATCTAACATAGATTTAAGTGTTTTTTCCAAACTAACTTTATAATCCTGTTCTTTAGCTTTTATTATTTCATAAATAGTATCTTTGTTTAAAGTTAATTGCCCATTTTCAACAACCAAAGCAGAAGTAAGTTGTGGATGAGCTTCTATTAATTTTTGTATCTGATCTAATGATAATTGTTGTCCGTTACTTAATGTTTGATAAGCAGAAGCTAAATCATTAGTGCTGTCTATAAAATTCTTCAAACTACTACCAAAATCAAAACTCTGCTTTAATTTTGTAGCGTTTTCAACTATATTTACCAAAAAAGTATTTATATTACTTTCTGCAAGACCATATTGCTTAAACAGATTAGTTAAAATATTTTTCAATTTATCATATTCAGCTTGAACTTCTTTTAAAGTTGCATTACCTTTTTTGTATTCATTAGTTAATTCTTGATATTTTTCAAATTCAGCTTGAATATTTTGTTCTTTTAATGTTTTAGCAATATTTTCTATTTGTCTAGCATATTCTTCAACATTTGAAGTATTTAGAGTTGGGAATTTTTTGTCTACGACTTGTGCTAAATTCTCAGCTATTTTTTTAGTTACACCATCTAATAAATTAAAGTCGGGAACAGTATTTTTTATATTATCCCTTAATTTTTGATATTGTTCATTTTTACTTCTTAATTGTTCATTTAGTTTATTTAATTCTTCATCACTAATTGGAATATAATACTGACCTGGAGGACCAAATTGCTCACCAGAAATCTTTCGTTTTATATCATCAATTTTTTTAGCTTCATCTTCTAATTGTGCAACATAAGCACTACGTTTAGATTTTTCTTTTTCTGCTTGCTCTTCTCTTAGTTTTTGAATATAATCATCTAATGCAGTAGTATTTTTTATTATTGCATTACCTTCAGCATCGTAAGCAGATACTAGTTCAGGGGCAATTTCGGCTATTTTATTTTGCACATCAATTAATTGTTGTTGTTCGTCAGTACTTAAATTAGGTTTACCAGATAATTCTGCATAAGTTTCTCTTAAATCTTGAAGAGTACTTTGCTGTTGTTTAAGTTTATTTATTTGTTCATCTGTTTTTTGAATAAAAGCTTCTTGTGCTTTTTTAGCATTTTGTATAACATTTGCGAAAACTACTAAAGCAGTAGTAATACCTGTAACTGCTAAAACTATAGGATGAGCTTTTAAAAAATTTAAAGCTACGTTTAATTCTCCTACAGCCAAAGTTGCTAATTTAGTCGCTAAAGTAAAAACATTTATACTGCCTGTTGCAGCAACAAAACTAGTAATTGCTTTAGCTTTAAAAATAGAAATAGCTGTGCCTAATCCTATGATCATTGTTCCAAGCACACCAAAGGTTTTTATAGTATTTTCTAATATATTTATTAAACCAGTCCCTGTATCTACTAAACCCTTTAAAAAATCAGATGAAACTATTGTCTTATTTAATTCCTCAACACTAGTTCTAAATATCTGTATTCTACCTTCAATACTATTTAGATATTTTTCATTTTCATTTAAAGCCGAATTTTGACTATTATATGCCTTAGAAGTAGCATCAATAGCTGTCTGAAAATTATTCATTAAAGCCATAAATTTAGAATAATGATAAGTCCCAGCCATCGCTTGAGCTATATTCTGTTGCTGTATATTTGTCAAAGAATTCCATTTTTTACTTATATCAGATAAAATATCGTTAAATGACCTAAATTCAGTAGCATTTTTTCTTACAGCTACTCCAATTGAATTTAAAACTTGTTCAGCTTTACCAGCATCTTCTTCTCCTTCAGGGCCTATTCTATAAACACGACTAATCATGCTTTTTAAAGCAGTACCAACTTCTGATCCTTGTAAGCCCGTTGCCGTTACTATAGCAGTAGTATATCCCTCTAATTCTTGTATACTAACTCCTGCTTGCTTAGCAGCAGCACCAACAGCAGAAATTGATTCTGCTAAATCCTCAACATTGGTTCTAAAATTATTCTGAATTTCATTCCATTGATCTAATATTGATATTGCATCTTTTGCAGATAAACCAAAAGTTATTATTGCAGTATTTAATGATTTAGCAGCTTCAGCAGCGCTCATTGTAGTAACATTCGCAGCCATTACTGAAGCTCTAGCTAATTCCTGAATATCTTGAAGGTTCTTATAACTACGACCCCATTCTGCCATAGATTGCATAATTTCAACTGATGATCTTCCAAGTTCCTTACCTAAACTAATTGCAACATCACGCATATTAGCCATATCTGAAGCTGACATATCAACAACTTTATTTAATTCAACTAATGCCGAATCCATTTCTTGTATATATTCAATAGCATTTTGATAACTATGTATAACTTCCATTGTTAAAGTTGATGCGATTATCCAAATAGGAAAACGCTCTAAAGCTATTTTAAGTTGTTCAATTACACCAAGATTTCTATTTAAAGTTTTTTGAACAACATCGCCATTTTGATAAATCGCTTTTGATGTTTCATCAATTTTGCCCTTAAATTGATCGAAAGTATCTTTGCCAGTTTTTACATTTACAGTAAAATCCCATATTTTTTTTCCTGTTGAATCTGTTGTTTGTTGTAATTTTTGTATCTCAGCATTAATACCATATATTGATTTAAGATATTCCGTTAATCCTTCTTTATTAAACTTAGAAACATCTAAATTAGATAATTTAAGAGTGCCTAAGCGTTGAATCCTTAATAATTCAGCTTGTTCTTCGTTATATTGTTGAATTTTATATTTATTTATAGCATCAGCTTGAGCTTTTTCCCATTCAAGTTCTCTTTGTTGTCTCCGACGTAAACTCTCAAGCCGAAACCGTTCCATTTGTTCAATTAAATCTTGTTCATATTTATTTCTTTTTTCTATATTATTAATAGTAGTTCTAGTAATTTCTTCTTGGGTTTTAGCACTTTTTTTAATTATTTCCTGATTAAAATTATTGTCTTTATAAACTTCTGTAACTGTAGAAGGTTCTCCTTTTACAGTTGTCTCTACAATCTTTGCTAAATTCTTTTTTGCTTCTGCGTTTGCCGCAATAGCATTTGTATTATCATTAATAATTTTAGTAGTTTTTTCTATTATTTCACCATTACGCAATTCACTTTTTTCAACTCTAGTAGTAGAACCATCTAGTTCTTTCTTAATTTCTATATTTTGTTTAACTACTTGATTTTGGTATTTAATTACATCATTAACTTTTTGTATTGCAGAAGAAAATTCTTTTAAGGTATTTAATACTTTATCATCTATAGCAACTTTTAAGTTTATTTTCGATAATTTAGATTCAATTTTTTTTATTTGTTCATCAATACTAACCTTAGATTTTCCTTCATCTAATTGAGCAATCAATTGAATAAAAGCATCTGCCAAAGGTATCACCTTCTTTGTAAAGAAATAAAAAACGTTGATAAAATTAAAATAAAAAAATATAATAATAATAGGAAATATATTTAAAAGGAGGTAATCATATGGGGATAATAGCAATATTAATAGGTTTTTTTATATTTTTACTATTATTAACAAAAATTGGTAATTATCAACATAAACTTAACAAACAAAAACAAGAGAAATGGGAAAAAGAAAATATAGTAGGCGAATTTAATCTGCAACACATTGCGGGACACCCAAAAATAAAACCTAATGAAAAAATCAATATTATTATTTATAAAAATAAAATTAGTTTTCGCACTAATCCACTTTTTGAGGAACCAATAAAATTTGAATTAGATCTTCAAGATATTACTCGTCTCGAAATAAAAAATGAAGAACAAATAACTAAAGATATCACACTTGGAAGATTATTACTTTTAGGCCCATTGGCTTTTGGTCTTAAAAAAACAACTAAACACGAAACACAATACCTAATTCTATCTTATATAGAAAATGGTATAACTATTGATTGCATATTTAAAAATGAAACAAGGAGTCAAAATCTCAATGAAATACCTGGAATATTGAATAAAATGAAATTAGAACAAATAAATAACAAACAAATACCTAAAACATCCATTACAATTTAGATATATTGTTTGTTATCATGATAAACTTTTATTTTAAATCCATAAGGATTATTTGCATTATATCTTTCAACTGCTTTTTTTATATATTGTGTTCCTTCAAAATCCGTAAATCGTGGAATTACTTTATGCGGTTTATGCCAATGCCAGCCAACTTCCATTAGCCAGGGAACATACCCCTGCTGTGACTCATCTTCAGGATGAATAACCGAAGGATGATTTGCTAATACAGGATTAAACCTGATTTCAATAATCATATTATTTCCGTCTTGATATGGATTACCTAATTCCATCGAATTCTCCCAATTACCTGTCCTGATATATATTTTAGGGGTATATGAAGCTTTATATATAGCAATTTCTTCTTCAATATATTTTTTTAATCTTTCTCCTTCTTGTTTTAAAAATTTTGATACATCAAATCCATTAGATATCTTAACATTACCCATTTGTTTAGCAATATTTTTAAGCTGTTCTTCAATGCTAGCCATTTAAATCAACCTTACTTAAAGTTAATAATCCAGACAACAGTTCTGGATTATCTTTTATTTGGGCAAATTGTTCCTTTGCTCTCATTACAAATGTATCAAATTTATTAATTTCCTCTTGAGGTATTGCATTTATAATAGGTTCTAAATAATTATTATCTATAAGTAAATCTAACATTTGAATTTGTTTCTCAAATTCTTCTGGTACTTCAATATTAGTAAAATACTTTACTAATAAAATCAAGATATAACTTGGTACAAAACTTAACTTAATATTATTTTCTTTCATATATTCTACTTTTTCCACAAGTTCCATAAGCATACGCTGAATAGTAGAAGGCCTAAAATGTTCTTGAACCAATATATCATGACCATTAACAGTTATTTTCTTTTCAGTATAAAATTTATTATCCTCTGATTTTAATGTTCCTAAATTAATCTTTTTCGACATTAATTTATTTCCTCCTTATATTTCAATAGCATCTTTCTTTTCTTGTAATGCATTATAATTAATTTGTAAATAAAAATCTTGGGTAACCTGTGTTCCTTTATGATTTAATAATTTACTAACATCTTCTAAACTCATGCCATTTTGATAAAGTAAATTACTTCCAGAATGACGAAGATCATGGCAATGTAAATCTGGTTCATTAATTATATTACCAATCTTTTTTATCCATGAATTTTGAAAAGTAGATTTGCTCACTTGCTTCCATCCATCTTTAGTTTTAGTACAAAATAAATATTCACAATCAATATTGTGTTCTCTTCTAATTTGTAACCACTTTTCAATTAATTCCTTACATTTTTTAGAAAAAAATAATGTAACCAAATAGCCTTCTTTTTCTAACACGTTTTCAACCCTTCGTGTTTCTAAATTAATCTGCTCTACCTTAGTATTAGCAATTGCATTAATACGAGCCATAGTAGATAAAGCAAATTCAAAAAATAATTCAAGCTGTATATCGTTCATCTCTGATAATTTTTTTCTTATTAATTCAACCTGTTCTTTTGTTAAAAATGTCTGTTTGATTTCATGCTTACCTTTTGCAATTTTTGGTCTCTCTAACAATTCAATCGGATTTTCTTTAATTTTTCGTTTCTTTTTATAATAAATATACATAGAAGAAATAGAAGATAATCTTCTTGATATTCTTCGTGTTTTATTGCCTAATACTGTAGTACAAAAAGCAATAAAATCTTCAATCATCTCTGCTGCTTCTTCAGTATCAAAATCAAACAAATACTTATTATCATAATTGTCAAGTATATAAATAAAAAATTGGTTCATATCAGAAGTATAATTATATCTACTTGCTTCTGAGAGGTTATTTAACATTCCATTAAGATATTTACGCCATAGTTCCACATTTTTTGGATTAATTTTTGCTAATTTTTCTGGTGTAGCTATAACTACTTTTTTAGGCAACGCACTCACCACCGTATTTCTGTTGATACAAAAGTATTTTTTGAACAAATAAATTATTTTTTATATCATCAGGAAAAATAAAAATACATTTATCAATATTACCCGATTTATAAATATCCTTTATTTTCTTCTTAACATTATTATTGTATCTTTTTCCTACATAACCTTTTGGATTACGACGATACATACCGAAATATTCTACATAAAAATAAATTTCGCCAAATTGAATTCTCCAATCAAACCTTCTTTTATCTCCCTTAATAATTTCTGAATAAGAAACTTCTTTCTTGAATTTTATATTATTATCAATTAAAAAATCAGTTATACGTTTTTCAATCAGTGATTTACATAAATTACCATTTTTGTCTATACAAATTTTACCTGCTCCAGCATTTTGATAGTATAAATCATAATCAATATCTAACAAATCGCATATATTTTTAATATTTCCAAAATATCTCATATAGGTTGAATAACTAGCGATATTTTTGTTATTATTAAAATCGCTAACATATGGAATTCGATTTAATTTTTTAAAAAGAAAATAGAAGTCATTTAATAATTGTTCTTTACTACGAATAATTACTGGCGAAACCGTAGGTTGCCACCCTAATTCTTTAATTATATCTGTATATGATTTTTGAAAAATCCTTTGAAAAACTTTATAAGTATAAGAACATCCAAAATTCTTTAATTCTTTAAAAGTTGGCACTCTGCCTAATTTATTTTTAATATTAATTAATATATTTATTAATTCTTCTTTGGTAACATCAAAATTTATATTTTCTTTATATTGTGGTAAATATTTCCGACAAATATCATTATATTTCATATTTAATTTTGTTTCTAGAACTCTACGTTGGTATCCTTTATGTTTAATACTGTCATATTCATAAACGGTAGGAAATCTACCTAATTTTTTACCTAACTTAATTAATTCAAATAAAGAAATTTTTATTCTTTCTTTTTCTGATAATGGTTTTTCTATAAGACCAGCTTCTACACATGCATTAGTTAATCCATTAAATAACTTATTATAAACATAAATACTTGGTAACCATTTATTATCTTCAAAATCTTTCTTTTTAGGAACTTTACCTAAAACTTGATAATAATATCTTAATTTATTTATACATTCTTCTTTTGTATATCCCTGAAAATGATTTACTTTTAATCCTGCTAATTGTAATATTTTATTCCATGATTTTGTATTAAACCTATGATAATAATAAGTATCAGACGGCATATTATTTTCTTTTCCAATATCTCTTCTAGTTGGTGATTTACCTAATTCTTTAGCTTTATCTCTTAATAATTGTAATAATTCATTATTAGAATAGTAATTATATTTTGTTTTCATTCAAAATCCTCCTAAATCCTCTTTATTTTGTTATAAAAATAGGAGAGAAGTGGAGGATTACACTTATCAGATAAGGGGCCAGCTTATCCTATCTCTCCTATATAAAACACTCATTTTATTTACCATTTATTTCAAAAAAAATAGGAGAGAAAGATATTTAATACTTTCTCTCCTAATATATAATATAATTAAGCCAAAGGTACACGAATTATACGGCCAACAACATCTGAAGTTTCAGGTTTCAATACTCTTAAACCAAATTGTGGAGCAACCGCTTTTCTTTCAGCAGTAGTATTAATAGTTACATTACCTGTCGGAACAGCAGAATCAAATTGGTATTGTATTTTTGCAAGCGGTGTTTCATCATTTTCAATTTCCAAGGTTTCAAGTATACATATTTTACCATCGGCAAATATCTTATTGTTAATTTCTATAGTATTTGCAGTAGCAGCAGTAGTATATTTGTAACCACGAACTTCAACTTTATCTCCTGATACTACGCCAGTTGTAAATGTTACAGTTTTATCAGATATAGTATAATCAGTAGCAGAAATTAATGTACCATCCGCTTTATAAATTTGTATTCCACTATTAGTAGCTAAAGGTGTTTCATCTAAAGTAATAGTAATTCCAGTAGTAGTGTCTCCAGTAGCTGTATACCATTTAGGAAAAGCCCATGCTATAGCAGCTCCAGTAATTATGTCCTGACCAAATTGTTTTGCAAGCCAATCAAATCTAAATGTTACATCAGTTAAAGCAATATCAATATCACGCCCACTATGCAAAACGCCTATTAATTGATTACCTTTACCGCCACGAACATCAGTGGAATTTACTCTAACATCGATATTAGCATCTTGTAAAGTAGTGGTACATATAATTGAACCATCGTCGGGTTCCACTAATAATACATCAAAAACATCAGCAACTAAAGACATATTATTATTCCTCCTTATTTTTCTTTAAAAATATCATTAAGTTTCTTTAATTTATCTTTAGAAACAAAAATAGAGTCCCAAGGACTCTGAAACATATCAATAGATTCAGCAAAATTGTTTATTTCTATATTAGGTTTACCAGCAATTGCAATTTGACCAGATGCAATTTCGGCAGTTGTATTATGACTGATAATTTTACTTATTCTAATAAAATCAGCTTCTAATTGATAAATAGTTTCTTCTGCAATCTGATCATAAGTTAACCCTTTAAAAGTAGCAACAGTAGTAATTTTATCTTCAATAGTTATTTTAAGTCCTTGTTTGGCTCTAGCTTCTAAAACCTTATTGGCCCATTCCTGCGTAATTTTATCTTTATAAACTTTAGGTTCAAACAATAAATTCTGTTTCATTATAACTTGTCTTATAATATCATAATTAGAGTTATCAATTACGTGCTCTTCATCAATAATAAAACCATATTGCATCCCATCAACAACAAAATACACCTTTTGATTTAAAACTAAATTAAAAATTGTTTCTAATTTTGATATAGTTTTTTCTCTATCTGGTAAACCTGCTATAACTAAATCTAATAAAGAATAATTTCCTTCAATTAAAAAATGCTGTCTATTATACATTAAAATATCAGCATTTTCCATAAAAACATCATAATCTTTTACTTTAACTGGATATACATTTCCAATTCTTTCAATATACTCTGGAAGCCCTAAAATATATTTAACTGTATTCATTAGCTTGCACTTCCAAATACATATACTAATTCATAACCAACATAATAAATATTACCTCGTATAGATATCGGTCTACCACTTAAAAAACGCACTTTACCTATACCTGTAATTTGTTTATTATTCATTAATTCATTAATTCTGTCACAAATCCAAGATAAACGCAAATCAGCTTTATCAAAATCTATATGAACAAATATAGCAAAAACAATTTCTTGCTCACTCAATAAATAATTACCAGTTGAATTACGATTACCTGGACAAACCATAACTCTACATTTGGGATTTTCGTTTAAATCATCTGTTTTAAAAGTCGGCATGATTACATCATTAATAATATCCCAATGATTTTCCATATCCAATATATTAGTTTTATCCGTAGATAATGGATCATCAAGAGAAGAAGATGGTAAATAATATAATAATCTTAATAAAATTTCATCTGATGTTAAAACTTTATAAATATCAGATAAATTATCTTTCATTTGCATTTTTAAATCACTCGCTGACAAAGCAAATTCAAAATACCATTTGAATCTATAATATTTGTCTTATCAATGCCTATAATTTTATAGGTATCTCCAAACATATTAAATTCTGTATTTTCATTTATTGCGGGATTATCTATGTAAGGAATAATAATTGAAATTTTGCCTTCAGGTAAAACAATAGGATAATCAATATCTGAAATATTTAATGACTTTTGAGAAACTATACAATCCCATGAGGTATATTGTTTAGTCTCTTGATAGACTGGCCTGCCTAAACTATCAGTGCCAATTTGAACCCTAGTTACACCAGTTTGAAGAGTAAGTACATTATTACACATTCTCATTCTAGCACGCCAATAGGCATTACATATCAATTCGGGATAATCAATAATTATCCATTTCTTATTATTTAGCATTATATAAAAACCTAATTTTATTTCATCATAAACAGATGTATATATCCGTTTATCATCACTATTTGTTATCTGTTCAACAATTGCTACAACATCTTCAGTGTCATTAATTTTAACAGACTGTCTTAAAACACTTGTTACATCATTTTTTATTTGTTCAAATCTGTCAGCCATATCATTTAAAGATTGATTACTTTCAATATTCATACGAGTTAAATATAAATCAAAATAACTCATTTAAATCAACTCAATCCATCTAAATTATCTTGATATGTATATCTAATAATTTTGTCATTAATTTCATTAACTAAATCACCTTTAAGTTTAATTAATTCATCAATATGATTTGCTTGAGAGTAAATTTTAAAATCACTTGTAGTCATTGTTTGACGTAAAAGACTTGCATTATATAGCTTAGGTTTAATCCATTCAACCACCATTAATAATGCAAGAATTTTTTTTTCCATATCAGTTAAATCAATATTAAATTGTTTTGCTACACTATCTCTATTACCTAAATCTTGCTTACATAAATAAAATTCAGGAATAGCATTTATTAAATATTGTTCAAACATTTCTTCAGCTTCAGTTTGTAAAATTTGAGTAAAAGAAGTATCAGAAATTTGTTGTGAAAAAAGAGTATAAATATCAGAATAAGGGGTAGCCATTTAGATACCCCCTTTTTTATTTATCTATATTATCAATTTCTTTGGATTGAATAAAATCATCAAAATTAATCTTATAAGCTTCTTCTACAATACGTTTCTTAGATAAAGAATCAAAAGCACCGTTTTCAATTTTCTGCTTAATAACTTCAACAATTATTGGTTTCATACCTTCAGAAGCCTTTGTTATAAATTCCTTAAATTTATTATTCGGTAAATTAATAAATTTTTCGACTTCTTCAGGTTTAAATATATTCTCGTAGACTTTCTCTAATCCTAAATTTTTAACTACATCATCATTTAAAATTAACAACCAAGGAGCATGAGTTATTTTTGGATATGTTGAATTGCATGTAGCAATTTCTTCGTAAGGCCATTCAGCAGTATCCCCATATCCATTCAAAACCCATTTTTCTTGAGTTCTTGGATTAATATAAACAAGCTGTCCAGTAGTATTATTTACCACAGGAATCATATCGTCTTTATCAAACCTTTTTTTACCTGCCATTAATCGATATCATCCTTTCATTTTTGCATACTAAATTTTAAATAAACAGAAGAGGCAAAAGCCTCTTCTATTTAAGCTACTTTATAGATGCCGTATTTATTAGGAGTTACTACAGCAACACCACATTTTTTACGGAATGTATATTCCATAGTATCATCAGCATTTCTACCATTATTACCAGGTGTTTCATCTATTAAAGCATCGCCTTCAATAACTATTTTAACTATAGATTCACCACCAACAGGAACCACCAATAAGAAATCACTTGCTATAGCAAAAGTATCAGTGCCAGCTTTATGAGCTTGCGGTATTTCAAAAAGATTTACTCCGTCTACATTCCTATAAAAACCTATTCTGCCTTTTTCATCTTTCATTGTATCGGAAACAGTGGCAGGAGCAACTTTAGCCAATGCCTTTTTAACACCGTACACAGCAACATCCAATCCGCCAGCAGCAGCACTTACATGGCTTACTAAATCTATAAAACTATCCTCAGAAAATGCACCACTTATACCATAAGTAGTACCTAAACTAGAAAAACTATTATAAATAGCTTCGTAAACCTTTGTCGCAATCTTATTGTTATACGATCTAGCAACTTTATTTACCATTTTAACCCAATCAATTCTACCAGCTAAAAAACGATAAAGTTCGTCATATATTTTTACGCCTTCCATATATGTAGTAACAGTAAGAGAGCCATTATCAAGTCTCTGCCTTCTTAAATTACCATTACCATCAGATATAGTTGCTACTTCAAATAAATCAGTATTATCAATAATAAATGTATTAGTATCTCCCCAAGCAAGATTTTTTACTTCAGCAAATTGATTAAATTGATCTTCCAATATTGCACTCACTAATGCATCTAAAGTTTCTTCCATTACTTCAAAAATAGCTATTTTATTACGTCTAAAAGATTTATAATCTACTTTACCACCGCAAAGTTCAAGTAAGGCTTTTCTAAAAGCTTCGTTAGCTTCATCTTGAGAATATTTTGTTATTTTATTATTATATAAATCTATACCCATCTGAATAAGTTCATCCATTTGTATTTCCTCCTTAATAAAAATTTAAAATAGATTATAAAAGTTAAACCTTTACTACTTGAATTGTAGTAGCAGCAACTCTGTTAAAACCAATTGTACCTTTTGCTATAACTTTAGCAGCAAAACGAGTACCACCAGTTAAATCAGCAGCAGGAGCAAGTTTTGTAGTAGCATTAGCAGGAATTACATATTGATTTAATACAGTTGCACCAGTAAAAGCATCATCAGAAAGAGTTATAATATCACCAACAGACAAGTGATAAGCTCTAGCAGGTTTATTAGCAGGATTATAAAAGTCCTTTAAGGATTTGCCAGATTCATACATAACCTCAGGAGAAGCTACCATTAACAACTCCTCAGAAGTAATAGAAGTAGTAGAAGGAATTACAACCTGTCTAAGTTCCCTTTCGCCATCCACTAAAGCACCAAGATGAATAAATGAGCCATTATCCAAATCAGCAGTATGAACAACACTTTCAATATTACCATTATAAGAAGCTAATACTTTATCAAGATTTACAATTATGTGATCAGCCATTGTTTATTTCCTCCTTAATTTTTTTATAAATTAAAATCCCTATCTTTTTTGATAGGGATTATTTTGCATATTTCTTTAAAATATAATCATAAGGTTTCCCAGTATCATTATCAGGGAGATTATCAATACCTAAACTTATATGTTCATCATTTTTATTTGAAACAGAAAATTTATTAGCAATCTTCTTACCTAACAATTCATACAAAACTTTTTCTACATCTTCTAATTTCATATCTATAGCCTTTTCTCTTAAATCACCATAATCATTTTGTGTTAAAACACTAAATTCTTTTCTTGCAAATAAGTCGTCAATATTTTTTTGTTTTTCTTCTTTTAGTTTATTGGCTTTAAAATCAGCAAGCTCTTTATTTTTCTTTTCAAGTTCAGCAAACTTATTATTAATATCATTTAATTTAATTTCATATTCCTTAGAAACTTTTTCATTTTCTTTTTTAATAGCATAATTTAAAAATTCCTTATTCACAAAAGTGAAATCAGTACTAGCATCACCATCTTCAAAAGGCGTATAAGTTATTTTCATTCTTTTTGCAGAATTAAAATCAATTGTTACCTTATCACCAGATACAGTATAATTAAACCCAAATATTTGCCAATTATTTACATAATCTTGAGCATAAACTATATTTTCATCATGATCTATATACCAATATCTGCGAATTTCATATCCCCAATCATCAATAACCTTGATTTCGCCTAATGCATCAGCCAATTCAGTAGCCAATTGCATAGCAGTTAAAGAAAACTCTTTAATTTTAATTTCTAAATCTTCTAACGATATATTTTCTAAATCAACTCCTTTCTTCTGTAATTGTTCTTCAGTAATAGAATATTTTTTAAGTAACTCCAATTTTTCATCCATTCCTATGCCTCCATCTAATTCAAAATTGCTTGTATCCAATCCCAACTCCTTATAATGCTTTTTTAAATGATTTTTAGCTTTCGTATTGCCTGCATCGTTTTTATTTAAAAAAGATAAAGCTGTTTGACATCCATCTTTATGTACAATCAATTTTCCATTTCTAATTGCATGATGCGGATATTTTAAATGTTGAGAAGGGGCATCTTCCCATCCATCCTCAACAATTAAATAAGCCTCTTTTACAAGAGACTTATAATTACTAGCTTTTAATATATCATTTCTTAATTTTGTTTTATCAACATCACCCCAAGAACCAGTCATGTCAGCACTATCTTTACTATTATCAATTTCTATTTTTTCGCCAGTACCCATATCTTCTTTCTTAATAAATTGAGTTGTATTAGAAAAATATTTATTAAATTCATCCAACATTTCTCTCAACTGCTCCTTTATATTAGATGAACTAAATTTTTCTACTGATGCTCCAACCATAGCAGGAATAACATTTTCACCTAAAATACAAACTCCTTCAAATCTAGCATCAGTATAATAATAATAACCATTTCGCCAATAACCCTGTATAGAATTAGGGTCTAATTCCATAGATTCAGATTTTTTACTGTCTCTTTCAAAAATATTAATACAGTTTGAAAACTTATTCCATAATAATCCTTCACAAACTAAAAACTCTCTTTCAACCCCATCTTCACATACTTTATTTTCAAACCTAGCAAAATTAGTTTCTGGTATTATTCCAAATGCTCTCCCAAGATAAACTATTTGAACACCATCTTTATCAATAACTATCTTTTCCTCATGCCCTGAAAAATCTATATTGTTATTTTCATCTTCCCTAATATAACCTAATATTGGTATATTAGATAAAGAAGGTATCATTTTTTCCAAAACAGATTTATCAAAAAATGAATTATTAAGATTTAATCCAGTATGAGCAATAAATATTTTAACTCTAGTAAATCTTTTATCAATTTCATCTATTTTTTCAAATTGAATAGGAATAGAAGTATTTATAATTAATTCCAATTATTCTCACCTCCTATATTTATTATTTATTATCTCGTGTTTTCAATCCATTATCAGTTAATTGGTCTGTATCTTTTTGAGGAGCACCTCCAGAATTAGTGCCTGATTGAGTATGCGAAGATTGCAGAGGTTGAAGAATATTTACCATATCTAATGTATTTTCTAAATAATTTAAACCTAAAAATTGAGTAGGGGTAAGCCCCATTGCACAAGCAACAGTTGATTTACTATAACCAAATTCAGCAGCTTTTAAATATTTATCAAATTTATCTTTCCAATTAAAAGAAGTTATATCAGGAAAACAAATTTTAAATTTATAACGTCCAATTCTTTTTGATAACTGATAATTAATCCATCTTTCAAATTGACGATAACAATTAATTACAAAACTAGCATCCACAATAATTGACTGCAATAAACCTACAGAACCAGTTACTTGTTTTCCAAATAAAGTTTCAGATACACCAGCAGATTGGAAGAAATTTTCCATTGCTTGCCCAACAATATTATCTTTATTTTCTTCTTTTTTAACTAAAATACTATTAATATCCATAGGGCTAGTAATAACTTTAACATTAGGAGGTAATCCTTTTTTGATATTATTATGAAAGAATTCTGCTTTATCTAAACTTATTAAAAGAGCATCTGGTTTTGACGATTTAGTATCCATAGGAATTCTCTGTGCAATAATTTGCGAAGCATCTAAAGCAGATTTATCTTTAAACATTTCTTTATATTCAAAAATATCAAGTATATCCGCATATAACCCCATAAAAATAGGTAATATTAAAGCAGTATCTTCAAATTTAAAAGCTATAGCATTCTCAAAAGAAAGCGTAAACCAACCATCAGGATATTCTGTTCTTTTATTATAAGCGTTCTGAATTTCTAAAGGATAATTTTTAATATTAATTCCAGGCTGACTAAAATAATTAAGGTTTATAGCATATTGAAAACCAACTTCATTTTTATTGACAATCATGCAATAATCAGATGGCATACGCTGTAATGTTAGTGCACCATTATTCTCTCTTAAATAATAATAACCCACATCTTCACCTAAAATAACTCTCATAACTCGACTAAATTCATCTTTAATATTAAATTTTTCTGTAAAATCAAGTGTTTTTCTAAAACTTTTTTGAAAAGATTTTTTATCAATATCATCAAAATTTGTATCAATAGGATACAAAAAATAATCAAAAGTAAGCATTGATGCAAAATAATAAACCAACCGTTTATAATGAAAAGAAGTATTCATTAAATACTGATGCAGTTGTCTTAATTCTTTAGAAAACTGATTAGGATTTTCAATAAATTTCAAAATTTGTTCTTTTGTATATTTATAAGGATTTGTATATAACTTTCTTAAAACTCCGTTTAACCATAAAGGAATATCATTATAATTATCTATAGCACGAAAGAATTTCATATAAGCTTCATTTTGTTGTTGTATATTCTGCTGTGACGCTTTCTTTTTCTTAGGCACTAGTTCACCTTCTTTCTACTTTTAATTAATAAATAAAAATCTAGTTATATCTGGAGCTTCATTAGTAACTAGTGAAGGCTCATACACTTTTACAATATAATATAAACCATATGCCAAAGCTGAATATCTATCTTTATCAACTTTTTTAGTAACTTGCTCTACAGTATATTTCCCAGAAGGTAATTTTTTTAAAGTTAAATTAGCTAACTCTTCTATCAATAAATCCGTTTGAATAAATGGATTTAATTCTTCAAGAGACATTTTAAAATCAATATTAACTTCATTTTCACGAACCAATAAACGCAACCGACCGCTTTCAATTACATCCATGAAATTAACTATTATATCTGTATTCATACCTTGTGCATTAATTTCAAAAATCAATTCTTTGGCTAAAGGATCATCAGATTGCCTATCTGTATTCATAGTTGCCCAAGCATCATAAACTTCATTTGTTACAGGGTCAATAGTTTCTTGTAATGCATAATCAACAACTGCACTTCCAATACCATTACTATCAATAACCACAGCAATGGCATTGTATAATACTTGAACTTTTTTCAACAATAAAGTTTGCTGAAAAAAAGAAGTGCCATTTGGAGGCACTAATATATTAACTAAATGTATTTGTTTTATTTGATTCTTTTTGTTTTTAATCAATTTAAAAACAGTTATTACTGATTTATTATTACTTTGACTTTGTGACCTAGCTACATCAAAACTTATAATATAATCAAAATTATCTTCACCTTTATGTTCTGCTTTAGTTAAAGTTCTTAATTCCATAACTTTATTTATTTTAACCAATGCAGAATCTACAGCACCAACCCACTTAGATTCATAGTTTTGAGCAAAATAAATGGGAGACATGGTAGGATCGTCTTTTTTAGCTAAAATTTGATTTCTTGTTTCACCACGTCCATAATGAACAGCCAATTGCCAATCGGCCCCTAAAACCATTTTGCCTTTTAGCTCAGCCATTTCTTCAACCATTTGCAAATTTCTTAAATACTCATCGGTACCCCTAAACCCCGATGTCGTAAAGAAATTAATACTCCCATTTAATTCTTCAGGATTTATTACTGCTAATTTACCTATTGTTCTTCTGGGAACATTTACAATAGGCTCTAATACATCCTTAAATAAATTATTATCTAATAATGCGGCTTCTTCTATATTTAACCGTCTACGTCTCATACCTTTTGAACTTTGCTGATTTGCCAATATATCAATACGTCCACCAGACGTAAAAATTATTTCTGCACTATCCTTAGAAAAATTTGCCCTAACTATTTCATTTGCTATTAATGGATAATATCTTAATATTTCTCTATGTTTTTCTTCTAATAACTTAGAAGCATTTTCTTTAGTTTGAGCAGACATAGATATTTCAATATCAGGATAAAAAATAGCTGTATGATACATACCTAAAACTTCTAAAAAAGTTTTTCCCCAACCCCTCGGGAACACCCCGTATGTAGATATAAACCTAGCCAAACATCTTAAAAAAACACGTTGGTCTAAGTCTAATCTAATACCTCCAGTTTGTGGTGTAATTAAATCAAAAAATAAATCTGGGAACCAACGACACCATGAAACAAATTGAATCCATTTATTCAAATTCTTTTTAAATTTATCAACATCTTTATCAGAAACACTTTTCACAGGATTATTAAATTCGGGATTGTAAATATCAGTTCTTGTTTCTTTTTTATCATATTTAAAATTATCTGACTGAAAATGTTTATATGACGGCATCGTTTTCTACATCCTTTTTTATTGCTTCTTCATATTCTTTTTTACGTTGTTCATAAAACCGATATATTTCGTCATATGTACATAATGGCAATCCTTTTAAATCACGAACATAATTTATATAACACCAAATAGTAAAATCTGCATCATCTTTGGGTCTTTTTTTAAATTGAGGAAGTATAGGAATAATATCTACTTCCTGTTCAACCATCCTTGTTAACTGACCAAATGTATCAAGTCCATCCTGTAAATCTGCTTTTGACATTTGGCTAGGCTGTAATTTTCCAGCTACAGCAGCATCTTTAGCCATATTAGCCCATTCTTTAGCTTCTTTTACATCACCTTTAGCAGTAGCTAACTCTTCTTTTACTCTAGCACGACAATATACAATTAAATATTCTTCATGCATAGCAGTTTTAATTTGATAACTATTTCTCAACTGTTGATATTTTTTTTCAAACAATCTATATTCATGAGATGCAAATCCTTCGCCCCATTTATCAATGAATTCTTGTGGAATTTCGTCTTTATCTTCTACTTGTTCTACTATTGGTTTTTCAGTTTCAATATTTTCACTATCTGCATCTTCATCAATAAAATTCTTATACTGCCCCAAATTCATCTTAGAAAAATATAAATTAATACGTTTTCGTTCAAACACTTTTTCTTTTTCTTTGATATCGGTAAACTCTAATTTATTAACTGATTCTTCAGCAATTTCACTAGCAAGTTTCCATAACTCTTCACTAAAACCTCTATTATTCTCCTGTAAATATTCCTTTAATGTATTTAAATCTTTTACATATTCTTTTCGGCATTTATTACACCAAGCATCTCTTTGTTTCTCTAAAGATTTATTAATTGCAAACTGAGATAATTTTTTGATCCGTTTGCATCTACTACATTGTTTAGTTAAACTACCTGGCACATAAATTCACCCCAACAATCAATAAAAGTTCAATTTTATTCTGAATTTTTTCGTAATATAATATATTTTTTTCGTAATACGAAAAAATAAAATAGCATTAAACATTATATATCAAGCATTTCCAAATTTTTAATTAATTTATATTCTTATTTCTTGATATGCTATATTTACTGTTTATAAATAAATCAAATGTATATTTTTCAACAACTTCACCAGCACAAAATAAAAAAGGATTAATATATATAATTCCTAATTTTTTAAACCTAATTATAATTTCTTTACTAGTTAATTCTTTAAAAACATTATACAAAGATGTTGTTTTAATACTTGAAAGCTTTTGTAATAAATTTATATCAGGTATTTTTCCATTAACTTTTTATTAAAATGATAATTCTTTTTTATTTCAATACAGTTTTCATACACCATTTTATTATTTTTTATAATATAACTTCCATTATAACCTAATTGCCATAACTCTTTATTGATATTATCAATATCTTTAAGTAATTTCTTTTCTTTAGCTTTTCTAACCTCATTTATTGAAATTACTTCACCCGTGGTTACATCAACTACCTCATTGTTATCAGTGATAATATAATAATTTTTATCATTCAATTTAAATCCCCTTTGTAGCAATAACCAATGTTTAAAATATTAATTATTTATTTTTATTTTTTCTCACCACATCTTTTACATACTTAAAAGCACTTATGAATTTTTTTAATACTTCGTTTGAATTATATGATTGTATAAGAGATTCAACTTTTTCATTATGCTCAAAATAAAAAATAGTGTTATTACCCAATACAACTGTTTTATATATCGGTATTTCATTTGCAATTAACCATGCAACAAGATTTAAACTTTTTGTATGAAAATAATTATCCAAAGTAACCTCTTCCAAGCATATAATTTATTTATTGGCAGGGGAGACAGGACTTGAACCTGCAACCAAACGATTTTGGAGATCGTTGCTCTTCCAATTGAGCTACTCCCCTATATATAAAATACTTCTTTTATCGAGAGGGGATATGTACCCCTCCCATAAGCCATAGATTTTAGGATAAAGCAGATGTCCGTCACTTATTTAAGCAGAGCACTTTTTTAATTTATCTATGCGTAGAAAGACTCTGCGTGAAAACTACGCTTTAATTGTATAGGATAATAACTCCTAGCGTTATTATCCGTGTTTGTATTTTATGTGCCCTCTATTGGCTAGGCACTTTTGGTGCACACGGCATGAAGCCGACCTTCGCCAATAGAGGACCCAACAAAAGCCGCCCTATATGTCATCGTCTGTGTCGTGGATTCACAGCACTAATATAGTGGCGGCCAACCTGTATGGGTTAATTCTCAAATTTGCCCTCCCCCGGTCGGGTTAACCCCGGCCCCCGAACGGCTATGCCGCTACTCAAAAATGAGGTTCATCGGGCTTGCTCAGGCCCCGGCACAAGGTTCCCCCGGCTTGCGCCCTACGTCCTATCTTGCGATGTGCCTCACGGCTTGGTGAGGGTTTCGGATAGTAGTGGCGTAAGCCGCTGGGCCGTTCTCTGGCCCCTTGTGTTTGTCCGGCGCATGCCTGATATTGGAGCTGCGGGGCTTTCGCCAGCGGTTGCTAAGGGCAACCTACCGCAGCCTGGAAGGTATCTGTTCGGCGGTCAGGATTTGAACCTGATTGCTATTTTTTCTCGATAATAGCGCCTACGTTACCCGGTTACTCGCCTAATGGCCTCTCCTGTCACGTCAAGGTACGTGTTCCCACCACGCCGCCACCAATTGTGCCCCGCATTTCCTACCTCAGCCTGCTAAGTAGGCACTTAGCGCTTCGGATTTGCAGGGCTATGTTCGCATAGGGGCAGGATTCGAACCTGCACGGCATAGGTCATCCATGGCAAGCCCATTCCTATGCCTTAAGCTGGCCTCATTAAGCCAGTGCGTGATAGCGTCTTATTCCGCCACCCTATGCATTACAATATATATACATATTTCAAGAATTCTTCATTTGACAAGTTAAGCACTTCTTTAAACATATCGCCAGCATGAATTACCTCTTCTAAGTCATTTGAGTATAAATCCATATTAACCACTCCGTAAGTATATTTCTAATATTACTACATATTTTTATTACCGAATTTTTTGTAATTCTATAGCAGAAGTAATATCTTTTATCAATTGTTCAGTATCATTTATTTTAGATTCAATTACAAAATTATAATTTATTGGTATATCTTTTTTATTAGATATATTATCCATCAATTCCAATACTGCTCTCAAACTTTGTATTAAATTTTTATACGTCCCCCAATTCTCAGATTCACGTGCTTGTTTAATTTTAGTATTTAACTGTCTAACTTCATATTGTAAGGAACTCAATAAATCAAATTCTTTTTGTTTATTTCCATAATCAGTAAAAAACCCAGTAATAATATTAACTCTTTTATTTTTAAGTTCATCCAAATTATATATTTCATCAACTACAACTTGTTGATGTGCAATTAAAAAAGGATCATTAATACTAAAAATCTTATCATAATCGTATATTTTTTTAAAATACTCTACGCTTCCTTTATTATTTTCAACTACAACATATCCATATTTTTTAGCAAATTGAATTAAATTATATGTTTTCCCTATGCCACGCATATGATGAGTATTAATTAAAACCCCTACTCTTGCACCTAACTCCAATAAATCTTGTAAAGTATTCCCTTTTTGCAAAGGAATTTCATTAGATAAAACAAAATAGCCGTTTATGTTTTCTATCATTTTTATTACCTCCTAGCGTCGGTCGCCACCCTTAATTTAACTTTATATCATAGCTTATCGTTTTCCCTTTACCTTCTTCAAATATTAAACATTTCGCACCGGCTTTAGCATTCCATTTATTTTTATAAGCATAGTTATCAATACCACAAATAGAAGGAGCACGAATGATTTCAATATCATTGACTTCGCCTGCTCCAACAGTTTTTTCTAATGAAGAATGACTATGCCCAATAAAAACATAATCATAAAATTTTCTATGTAATTGTGAATAATCATGAATAATTTTATCTAAATTTCTTTCATTGTTTCCATGAAGCATAAGAATATTGAAGCCTAAGTCTGTAGTCTCATTAAAATTATTATTTATAGGATTATGTATTTGAACATTGGGATTATTTTTTAAACTTTCCTCTAAAAAAGCTCCAATAATTCTTTCCATATTTTCATTAGCAAACTGACTCTTTTTACCATCTAATAATCTTAATTCAGAATGATTACTGCCAGCAACATAATAATAATTAATAAATAATCTTTTACTTAATTCATTAAGCCAATCACGTAAAAAAGCAGAAACTTGAATAGTAGACTCCACGATACCTAATTTGATCCATTGTAATTGGCTAACTCTTAAAATACCATCAATTACATCCCCTAAATTTGCTATATTAATAAAATTAAAGCCCTCTTTTTGAGCAATCTTAATGACTTCATCTTGCAATAACCACATTCTTTGTTTTAATATATCAATATCATACTCATTTTTAATTGGATAAACATCTTTTTGCCGAATAATTTTATCATAATGTAAATCGGCAAATAAAAGCCATAAAGAACGTTTATTAACTTTGGGCTGAATATCTTTTAAGTTCTCTGGCGGTTTATTTAAATTATTATTTTTAATTTCATCTCTGATAAAATCCAATAATAACTCAAATCTTGCTTGTTCACGAATTTTACTATTATAATCTGCCCGCAAAGATTGAAGTTTTATCTTTTCTTTTTGTAATTCTAGTTTTTGTTTCTCTATTTCCTTAAATACTTCTTCATTTTGAGCTTTTAATCCATCATTATAACCCTCTGAATAATATGAATACCATTTTCTTGCATAACTTTCACTAACCTGATATCCTAATTCTTTTGATAATAATTCAGCAATTTTATCCCATGTAATATTATAAATATCTTTATTTCTACATAAGCGCAATTTATAATCTTTTAGACTTTCATTTGTTTGTTTAAGTTTCGCATCCCTATACAAAACCCCACCACCTACATATTATCTGCCATTTTTAATTTAAATCTTATGCCACTTCATTTATTTTATATTTATCAATTACATTTTTCATATTTTTATTATGTATTAACCCATATTTAACTAACCATTCCTTTAATATTTTTTCTATATTATTAAATTCCCAATAGGGAATTCGTAATAATGATATATTATTATCTTTACAATATTGATTTTTTATATTATCATTTTGTTGTTGTTGTCTTAACTTTTGTAACATATCTTTTTTATTACCATATCTATACGGTTCAAAATGCCCTTCTCCATCATATTCAATTAAAAATAAAAGATTTTGGTTTCTATCATTAATTCCAAAATCAAATGGAAGTGGTCTTATGTTTTTACATTCATCAAATTTCACTTGCATTTCATAATTAATATTAAATTTATTAAGAAACTCTTTAATTCTATTTTCTCCACTTGAAACAGAACAAAATGGACAACGAACACCAGATAAAAATGCATTGGGTTCTATATTCCAACTATTATTGCATTCATTATGTAATATTTGTATTTTAGTATGAGTATTAATATATTTTCCTAAAACTGTATATTCATCACCAACTAATTTATATACTTCATTTTCAAATTCTTTTTGTGTTTTAACATATAAATTACGCTTATATTCACTTAGACATTCATTACATATATATTTGCTATTTATTACAGACATTAATGTAGCTTCTTGAATTCCTAAATTTTTATGCTTACTGCATATATACTTCAATTTACTTCTAGCATTTCTATATTTTTTAGAAATTAATATATATCCTTTTTCTTCAAATATTTGCCTAACTTCTTCAATTGTATATTTTTTATTTCCCATACATACAGGGCAATGTTGATTTAAATATATCATATTATTGAATTTCATATAAAATTTATGCCCTTTATCACATTCAAATAATAATTTATATTGATTATTTATTTTTTCCATTTTTGTAGATATTAATTTATATCCTTTGCGATTATACATAAGCCATAATTTTATATTTTCAATATAAAATTTATTTTTTGATGTAAAACGCAACAATTTAGAATTTGATTTATGATATTTTTTTATATTATTTAAAGATATATAATATTGATATCCATCTATATCTTTAATATGTAATGGTATATGATTATTAATATACTCTTTATCAATTAACTTAAAATTATACCAATTCTGACATTCGATTTCTATATATGATTTGACTTCTTCATATGTTAATTTTTTTGTCATAAACAATAATCACCTAAAATTATAATTTCAAAAATACATTACTTGAATCACTTCTAACATTTTCTTTAAGAAAAACAACACCAACCAAAGGATTGCCTTTTAATTTATTAACTGCATATTTTAAACCATTGTTTTTTTCAAATTTCTTTTCAGCTTGTAAATAATCTCCGCAAAAAGTAATACATGAATTTTTACCAATACGACCACCTATAAGGCGTAGAGTTTTTATGTCAAAATCCTCTGACTCATCCACAATTATCCATGTATCATCATATGTGTTACCTTTAATAAAAAATGGAACATTAAATTCTAATTGGTCACAATCTATAAGTCTATCTATATTTAATATATTTGCATTTTGTTTAATCGGTAAATAAAATTCTCCAATTTTATCAAATTTATCACCTGGAAGTGCACCTATATTTTCACCAGCACCAATAGGATTACGACAAACAAAGACTTTATTATATAAACCTTTATCAAAAGTATAATAAAATCCTAATCTAGTAGCCAGATAAGTTTTACCACTTCCCATTTCGCCTATAATAAATTTTATAGGTATATTTTTATTATGTAATAAATCTAATGCACAAGCTTGAAAATCATTTAGAGGAGCAATAATTTTTTTAGGTGGTAATTTAAGTTTTTCCAATTCATTTCCAGACCATCTAAAAATATCTATTGTAGTTTTATCACATTTATTTTTAATTATTAAATATTGATTAATATACAATTTTAACGTATTTTCTGTTGGATTTTCATAAAAACTAGCTAACAGTTTATTATCTTTATCACTTGTTTCATCAATCTCAATAATTTTATAACCAGTATAATTATCTATTTTATCTTCTATTTGTCGGCAAACTATATTTAAACTTTTTGCTTTTTGCTGTAAAACTAAATCATCAGTAACCAAAATATAATTGTTTTTTAAAGCTAACCAGAGAATCTTGTTATCATTCTTATTTTTATCAAATTCCAGAGGTAAATCTATGTCAACACAATCATCAATAATATAATTGACTGAAGAATTTTTTAAATTTCTAATAACCTGTCTGGCATTATAATTCTCTCGCTTTAACTTATCAAGTTCTTCAAGCACAATAGAAGGTATAAATACGTGCCCGTTCAATTTATTAAAAATATTGGGATCGGCAATAAGGGAGGATGTATCTAGTAAGTATGAATCCACATGATTTCCTCCATTTCTAGTACATTCAAATTTAATGTGTTATGCTTACTTTAGTAAATTTTGGACAAAAAAGATATTTGATTTTATAAGACTGTTTACAGTCATTTTTGCATTGCTGACACATAGAATGATATTGTATTTCATTTTTTTTATTTTTATAAAACTCTAGGTTTATTATCATTATAATCCTCCAGATTAAATTTTAGAGTTACAACTCTTTTATCTTCTCAAAATTAGAGATTACTTTCAAATTCCTAGGTCATATCTTACATAGCTAGTTCCAAAACCCATTTTATATAAGATTTTAGTAGGCTTAAACACCTACATGGACAAGACCCATGCCCTCTATCCACTCAGTATTGGAGATTACTTTTATACTCCTATATTTTATATTTATAAGGGGTATTGTGTCAGGAGTATTATTAATATATTTTGCCATACGAATGGCTGGCCCCACCAAATACCCCTCCATATACTAATAACACTTTTAGAAGCTAATTTTTATCCTTTTTTCGCAGTTTTTTCACAATTTCTACATTCTGGTCTTAATCCATCTTTACAATCATCTTGCTTTCTAAAATATTTTCTATTTGCTAAATAAATTTTCCCACACTTACTACATTTTTTATATTTTCCTTTTGCTTTAAAAGTATAAAACCATTCTTCATAATCATCTTCATAAAATTTAACTATCTTATCAAGAATAATATTTTTACATCTCTGTATATCTCCATCAGACCAATCAAAACCATATTTCATTTTTAATTTATCAATTATCTGCTTTTTGTTTAATCCATCTATATACCAACCTAAATAATCCCTCTCATAATTTTTTAATGGAGCATTATCAATAAGATACTCTAAAAACATTAATATATATTTCATTTGCCCTTGACAATCTTCAAAACTACTTTGTTTTAAAGCAGAATAAAATGATATAAGTCCATCTATATGTTTTTTATCTAGAAAATCTAATGCATTCCGTGAAACTAGTTTATATTCTCCGTTTTTATCCCAATAAAAAGTATCAAAATTAAAGTTATACTCAGTAGTAGTAAAACCTAATCTTTTAAACTCAATCATACCAGATAATAGTTCTTTAACTATTCGAGCATCTTCTTGTAATTGGCTTATTGCTTTGTTTATCTTTTTTAAATCCGAATATTGAATATATTTTGGTTTATTTTTAAGATTTAATCTTAATCTTCTGTATTGGTTTATAGCTTTATATATCTGTTCTATTTCTTTATATTTTTTTATATCTTCTTTTAAAACTATTGCAACAGAAATTGCATTATTATTTTTATCATTTATTTCCAATTCTTTTTGATTTTCTATGTAATTTTCAACATTATTTGTTAAAATTTCATTTTCTTCTATTCTTTTTGTTTTTCGTTTTTTACTTCTATAAGCACTTCTGTTTGGATATAATATATAATCTGCCATCTTTTCTAGTAAATGACATACAGGATCACTTTCACTTGTGCCCTCATTAGAATTTATATTACATTTAAACCATTTATCAAAATATTCTACAAAAAATTCATCATCTTTTAAAATTTCTTTTATTTTTTTTAGTCTGTTCTCAACTCCCTCAATTGAATAATCTAATTGTGAATAAAAATCTTCAATCTTTTTTCCATTTATTTTTCCATTAAATTTTGTATACGGTAGCACGTATTATTATATCCTCCTTCCACTATTTAAACTTAGGGGCATCACCCCCTTTTTGAAATTACCCTTCTATTATTATTATACTCATTTATTTTATATTTATCAACACTTTTATGAAATAAAAATTGCTGATGATATATTAAAAATAAATTTCTTTACAAAAGTATTGATAAATATAAAAAAATAGTATATAATAAACATGAAAGGAGATGATCGCATGATAAGTTATTCACCCTTACTAAAACTACTGATAGATTTAAAAATATTAAACTTCACAAACTTATGTAATTCCATAGGTATTAACCCTGTATTTGGAACAAAAATCAAAAGAAACGATTATATCAATTTGAGCACTCTCAACAAAGTAATGAATTATTTGGCTAAGAATTATGGTGAAGAAATAAAGAAAATAAAAGGTAGAGAATTAAGAATTGAAGATGTTATAGAATGGAGGAGAGACAATGACTAATGTCAATGCTATTACATTACAAGAAGAGTATATAGGAGAAGAATTAGCAAATATGTTTATAAATAGTTTTGCCAGCAAAAATACCCAAGCAACATACGAAAATGCTATTAAACATTTTTTTCAAGTAGAAAATATAGGTGATATAAGTTTATTTGTCTTAAGATCAATTAGAAATGCTGATGTACTCAATTATGTGCACAAATTATTGAATGAAGGATTTTCAAGTGCAAGTATAAGAAATAGAATAAGTGCATTAAGAAGTTTCTATAATTTTTTAATGAGTAATAACCCATATATTAAAACAAATCCATTTAAAAATGGTTATGTAACCAGAATGCTTTCAGTTAAACTTGAAAAAGATGATAATTTACCTAAAACTGAAATGCTGACGCTGGAACAACTTCAAAAAATTTATAGTATTATTGATACCAATACAAAAACAGGCAAAAGAGATTATTTACTGGTAAAACTTATGACAAATACCGGTATGAGAAGAGAAGAAGTATGTAATATTAGATTATGTGATATAGAAAAAGAAGAGAATCAATGGTTTATAAATGTTACTGGAAAGGGTCGCAAACATAGAATTATAGAAATAGATGAGAGTATAGTAAGACTAATTGAAGATTATATAGGTATACCCTTTCCCTGCAAAAATGAAAATTATATATTTACATCATTAAGCAATAGAAAAAGTGTTAATGGAAAAATAAATCCACAAACAGTATGGGATATAATAGAAAAACTTTGTAAAAAAGCAGGTGTAACCAATATATCTCCCCATAGTTTTAGGCACTTTTGGACAACTCAATTAATTATGGCCGGAAACAAACTTCCTGATGTGCAATATCTTGTAGGTCACAAAAATGTAAATACAACTATGAGATATTTTCATAAGTTTAATATATACCATAGTGGAATTAAAACCAACTTTTAAAAGTTGGTTTATTTTTTTATATAAGTGTTTAAAAATAATAAATATATGAGTATAATAATAATAGGGGGGTAGTATAAAGAAGAAAAGAGGTGATTTATATGGACGAAGATATTAGAACAGAACTGATAAATTCATTTGAAAATAAAAAAGATTTATGGGAAGTAGAGTATTTTATAAAAATTTATGGATTACAACTTGATAAAATTTTTCCTCATGAAATAGGGAACCATTTGCACATGAATATTATTACTGCTTTTAACGGTCTGATGGTAGCTCTTCTTGATGATAAACTTCAAATGAGATATCTTTTCAAATGTCCTAAATGCAATAAAGAAATTTATGATTTAAAAGAT